CTTGAATACATCAACTCTTTTCTATTTCTTAGACGCCGCCGCCAGTTACTAGTGTACCTAGTGAACGTCCGACAGTTGAACCAATACCAGTACCTTGTGGTGACTGGATTGCGTTGTCGTAACGTACAGCAAGTGTAACTGTTACTGGTTCGTTAGCTGAGTAACTTAGCTGGTTGTAGTTTGCGTTTTCAACGTAGCAACCATATAGTTCAAATGTTTCTAATACTTGTGGAACATTTGCACCGTTACCACCATCTAGTATTTCAATACGTGTTGTGAACTTGTAATCAATACCTGATGCTGCACTTGACTGCTCGTAGAAGTCAAATTGTTTCTGTAGTTGTTCGCCAACTAGTTTTTGAACGTTGTTGTTTACATCTTCACGCAAGTTAATTGTGATTGGTTCCCAACTATGCTTACCTGCTAGGTAAACAGGTGAGTTGTAAACATCAAGTGTCATTTGTTCAAAACCAACAGTTGGACGAGTTACGTCTACAACTTGTTTTGTTAATTCTGTTGTTGGTGTTGACACGCCAAAGTTTTCTAAAGTAAGGCGGAAGCGATACTGTAGCTTTGGCATGAGCAGACCTTGGTTACTAGCAGAATCACTGCTAGCCAAAGGTACTGTAAATTTTGAAAGAGTTGATATAGCCATTTAAATTTGCTCCTGTTTTCTTATAAGTATTTATCTTATCCTAAGCTCGCAATTTCACCGGTATTTTTCAAACGTAGCGGAATGTAAATAAATTCTACTGCTTTTACTGGTTCAATAGCAATATCTACATAAAGCTGGTTACGGTCAATTCTGCTTGGTGTGTTGTTTGACTCGTCACATACAACTAAGAAGTCATATAGTGCTCTTTGTCCAACTAGTTCAAGCATCAAACTCTCAACCTGTTGTTTGATCTCATCACGTGTGATCTTATCGTTTGGTTCAAAGATATAAGGCTTAGCAAGAGCATTTAGCTGTCTACGTAAGTATACAACAAGTCTTGCAACGTTAATTCTATCTAGTGCAGAAGCATTTCTTGCACGAGTCTTTTGACCCATACATACAACACCGCTACCTGTAATAAATGTAACTGGGTTAACATTTACATTGTATAGAACATTACGCTGACCTTCGTTTAGAGCGATTGTTCTAAATTCGCCTTCAGCATCTACATAACCAACTGCACTTGCATTAGTTACGCCACCACGTCTTGTACCTGCTGGTGCAAACCATGGATAAGCAACTTGGTCACTTAGTGCAATAGTTCTTAGCATCATATGTGAAGCTGGAACAACAATATTGTTACCAAAGTTATCACTTGTAATACCACTTGGGTAGTAAACACCTAGGTATTCATCTGAAGTAACAAGACCTGAGTCACTGTCTTCAAATGCACCTTCTACGTTGTTACCCCAGTTGTTTAGTGATGTACCACTTGAGTTAAGTCTAAATGGAGTGTCACCAACAACAAATGCTGTTAAGCCTCTGTCTACGTTTAGTGAAACCATTTCGCCAATTAGCTCTGGGTAACCTGGGCAAGAAATTAGGTTGTAGTTTAGACCTTCTTCATCACGCATACGTTCGTTGCTGTTAACTAGAGCTTGTAGTGCTCTTACAACAACTTTACGCTGTGCTTTACGTCCAAACGCACCTGAACCGTCTTCGTTGTTTGTTGAAACTGTTACCCAACGATGTGGATAGTAGTTACTCATTGAACTACCGTCATCTGTACCGCGTTGATTTTCTTCTGTTAGTGGAACATAGTTACGACGGAATTCTTTTACGTTAAATCCGCTTCTACGTGTGTTCCATAGTAGCATACCACGTGGGTAAAGTGCTGGATCTGGAGCATCGTGATCTAAGTAGCTGCTTAGTAGTAGCTCTTCAATTGATGCTTGATCTAATCCTGTTGAATTACCACCTGATACGCCCCAACGTGCATCAGCAAATAGGATACCGTCTTCAGTTGTTTGGTCTGTGTTATCTAGTAAGAACCAAGTACCTGCTTGAGTATAACGATATACTTGTGGGTAGTTTTCTAAGTCTGCTGTGCTAATCCAAATATCGCCTGATTCTAGTGCTGATGTACCATCTTGTCTTACAAATGGCTGTGTAGCACTAATGATTGGGCCTGGATATGAAGGATTAACTTCTTTGTATCCTCTCCAGTTAGTACCGTCATGAATCATAATGTCAACTTCGTCAACAATTGAATTGTACCATAGAGCACCGTCTGCTGTTAGGCTTGTTGGATTGTCTGGAGTTGATTGTGGTGCAAGATATTTCCATCCACTTGCTACAAGGTTATGTACATCGTCGCCGCCTGGTGCACCATAAAGGTTAGTAGTACCAACCCCTGCACTTACAAAAGCACTAAAGCCTGCTGTGCTGAATGGAAGGTTAGCACCGTCTCCAATACGGAAATCACCACCAGTTGCATGTGTAATTACAACTCTGTTGCTATTATCAATGCTTGCTGAAACGTGTAGTAGTCCTAGTGAGTTAATGGATGCTGCAAAACGCTCTGCACTTGTTGTTGCATCACCTGAGCCAGTAAAGCTACCTACTTTAGAATGTAGCACTGAACTGTTTGGTCTTGTTTCACTTAGTGTGTAATCATATACAACACCGTTAGTAAATGTACTGTTAGCAATAATTGTTGATTTAATGCTTACTGCACCTAGTACTTCTCTACGGAAGATTTTAAATGTTGCTAGTGCAGGAGTAGCATCAGCACCTAGTGTTTCACCTGCGTTAGTTTGTACATATAGTGTACCAACGCCTAGGTTTGCACC